CCTGGAATGTCGATGCTACGCCCTTTATGAGATCATAGGCGTCAGATGCTCCATCTATAACACCATTAAACGTTATACCTTTGTCTTCACAGTAGTTTGCTGCTTCTTTAAACGAGCCTAAATCGACATCCTCCATCCGAATGCCCGGCTGAACAACTGTCCCGCCTCCCGAAGTTGTTTTTGTATAACTACGTCCTCCCGCCCCATATCTAGGGTTGGTTATCAGATCGAGGAGTACATATACGGGATTTGTGCTGTATTGGTAGGTAATTGACAAGCTGCTTGTAATGCATGGCACTTTTATCCCCTTACACTTTGCATAGATTGTCGGCATCTGAGTAAATTCAGACACATCAAACTTCAGTCCAAGCATTGCCGACTTAGGGAATTTGAGTTTTTCACTCCACATGACATCAGCAGACACAAAGGTCACATCACCTTTGACCCATTGCCAACTTTCACTATCTTCATCTCCTGCTCGGCTCTCCGGATCGGGGACCCCGTCTCTGTCCAAGCGCGTAATCCTTATGCTGATTGGTTGAGGAACGCCGCTGATATCAACTTCTAGTACATCAAGCTTTTGGGATTTAACGGGACCGCTGTTCCCCCATTCAAATAGCTTGCTATAGAAAGTCAATCCATTTCCGTTAATACACTCGACGATATACCTTAGAAAATTTGTCTTGCCCCTAGTTGTGTAATCTCTGTACCTCGTCCATGAAGAGCCTTTTGCCCCGTAGCTGTTGACGCAGTAGCAGGGCCCATACGTCAGACGGATTTTTAACGTATCCGCGTATGGCTGCTGAAATGAACGAATTACCTGTTGATTTGGCGTAGTACCCTCCATTGCCTGAAGGGTGGCGCCAGCTGAGAGGTGAAAACCACCTGATTTAACAAATGAGCATGGTTGAGCTGTCTGTTCCCCGTCGCTTAGTTCGATGTTGTCAACGCTTGAGGAGGCTAGACGCGCCCCATTCAAATAAATGTTGTCCTTTGCCTCTCCTGCCAGCCCCTCAATCTGACCTTCTGATACTACGCCTAGGTAGTAGCCCTTATTGTCATCGATGTAGGAGCTAACAATTGGGATGCTCTGGCATAAAAACGTTCCATAGAGTAATGGAATCGGTGCGCCTTGACCGGCTGTAGATTGAGCTCCGTCAAATACAGCATCATCTGCTTCTCGCCCTTCGTCACTTTTATCCCCCTGCGGAGTTCCAGGCGCCAAGAGACCAGCAACTCCAGTGAATAACAAGCCAAAACCTAAAGCCGCGATCGCACTCTGTATACCAGCGGAAATAGTACCTACTGCGCCAAATGCAACCAAGCCAAAGCCGGTAAAGGCGAAGACTATAAGGACGATGCCCAAGAAGATATTAAGGATATTCTTCCAAAGATCTGCAGAGCCTGTAATAACCGGGACAAGGATAAGCTCTGAACACCCCATTGCAAGTTCTTCCGCGTTAACGCCCTCCTTATTCCTGTTCGTTAATACCCGCCAGTAAATCCCAAACTCGTGTGAACCTTCCATGAAGGTCCTAAATCCGGGTATTCTATGGCTCAGTGCTCTGATGGCGTCGTTAGGACTATGTACATCTAAATTAAATTCACGCCCAAAGCGCTTACCAGCTACTCCTTCCAGAATGATCTTCATAGCTCTTTAAGCACCTCTGCAAAAACCGTTAGTCCTTCACTTGCTGTCCAACGTTCCAGTCTGTCGCTTTCGACGATGTACACGTAGGAAGTTAATTCCATATTCGCAGCTACTGCCAAGTCATGGTCGCTAAAACCCGAAGTTCCCTTTGGGTGCGAATGAAAGATCGTATCTGGTCTGTGCTTTAAGTAGTCCTCTGCAGATATGACAAAGCTGTCAATTGGATTATCAGATGAGTTCTTGCATCTAACGGCAGCGCCGTTTACCACGACCCCACAAGCTTCTTCAGGTAGAGCCTCAATGCACAACTGCGCTATGTGTTTGTGTAAGTTCATGCTGTTGTCGCTGGGAATCCCCCAAATGGGTAGGGCTCCGAGTTTCTTTCTTTACAGTCTTCTAGAGTCTTAGCGCACGTGAGCTTGGTCGATGTGGAGCCGCACTCAGGGCTGCCATAGGCAAATGGACAGAAATTGGCGTATAACTTTCTGGTCGGTATCTGGAGTCCCTCTATATCCATCGCAGACGCTAATTCATAAATCACACCTAGGTTTGTCTCTTCCGTCTTTCGGTTGAACCACCACAGCTCTGGTGTAAATACCGCTGCAGCGTCATACGTAGACTGCGTTACCCCTCCCACTGAGTGCAAATATTTTGCGTAGGTTCTCAGCCTCCACAATCTAAATCCAATGAGATCGTCAAAGTCGTACGACAGACTTGTCATTTGTCCGTCTACATTTGCAATTGACAGCTTTGGGTTGGGTAGCCGATTGCTTCCTGTGAGCTTGAAATCTGCCGCTGCAATTGGCACGGGTTGATAGTTGACCAAACTAGTAGCGTCTAATCTTTCGTCGACGTAGCGAACTGATTTTCCACCGGTTTGTTCCGGTGAAACGAGGTATATCTTTCCGCCCCATTTTGGGCTTAGGTGGCTACCGTCAATAATGTACAGATTGATAAGGGCGTCTTGTTGCATTACTAGATTCCGCGCAGCTCCTTAACCAATTTGACGCTTAGTTTCCCTGGTCTGTTTACTCCATTACTCTCTGTCTGTTTATACCCCTCCCATAAACCCTTTGTGCTCGCAGAATCAAACACAAATGACGCGGCAGATTTGGATGAGTCTTGGTATTCCTTGAGCTTTTCTTTGTAAGTACCTAGAGTTGGTCCTACGCTGTCATTCCAGGCAAGGCCAACAAGCCTATTCATATGAGCTTCCCAGTCGCTCAGTCCTCCTTTACCGTCATAAGCAATGGGAACATTGCCAAAGCCTGAGTAATAGTCAGTATTTCTGTCGACAGAACCCCACGAAAATCCGCTTAGTGTGTATGTTTGATGTGGCTCTCGCTTGGTGAACAGATTGTTATACCCACTCTCGGCGGCCAGGAGATCAATCCAGTTTGCTCCTCTGGTGGGTAAGTATCTCCACATCTTCGGGGTGTTTACATTCATACCTGTTTCGGGATCAGTTGTTGTCTCGATCCATACATACGGATATCCTTCACTCGGCGTAGATTGTGGAGATCCCGGCCAATTCATATTTATCCAGAAACAGGTCTCCGTGCTATCTGCTAGCTCCTCGAATAAGGGATTCGATCCACCCACGCTAGGTGTGGGGTAGCTTCCGCTCTTCAAGGTTGATCCAGAGGACTCATATCTCTTGAAATAATTCCAGGGCTCAACACCTATCTTTCTGTCGTACAGACTTTCAACCTCTATAGTCGTAAAGTCCTTGATTTTGCCTGGGTAGCTATTAAGTAAGTCCTTCCTGTCCTCGTAAAACTTCTGTTCCGCATCTTGCAATGCTTTTATGGCGCTGAGAACTTCCGTTGTCTTTGGCAACGTGACATCCATGGTTCCCGTGTTGACAACAGGGTATCTGGCCATACGTTTAAGGAGTAAATGCTTCCTGCAGTGTGAACGTGTAAATCCTTCTGTTTGTAGAGGGTAGTACCTGTTCTGTGTAGCTACCGTTCTTTAGACGATACCTTTTTGACGAGCTTGAGAACGGCGTAATCGTTGCGAGGAAATAGTCTCCTACCGCCACTAAGTCGAGATTGGCCTTCAGCGCACTGGCGTCGGCTGTCCGCAGTGGCTTGGTCGTTATCTCGTATTCAGTGATTTTCGAGTTTATGCCGTCCTTCTGGATTTGCTCGTAGCCATCGCCGAATCCGTACTTCTTTACCCTATGCGTCACCTTCTCGGTGACGTTAAGGGTCAGATCTAAGGCAAGTGCTCTATCGGCCACTCAACATGCCTCCTGGTCGCTTCTCTTCAAGGATGACGCGCTTAACAGCGCTATCAATAGCTTTACTGAGTTTACCGGCCTGGTCTCCAGACATTTGCGTGTCTGTTTTACCTTCGTTGTTCACATTAACTGTGATATTGGTGGTTATAGGTGCTCCAGCACCGCCGCTACCTTTCATATCTACTGGAATCGCCTTCCCGTTGGGCAATGGCACAATCGCTTCGTTGTACGCGCCCTCCCCTACCAGGCCCAGCGTAGGTCGCTTTACGACACCTCCTTGAGCAAATGCCTGGAAGCCCCCAACAAGAATGTTCCCGTTCCGGCTGAATACTGCGGAGTAGTCCGGAGGCCCATCTTTGAGGAACATGCCGCCCCCGCCGGAACCCATTCCACTCATTAGGCTCTCCAGCCCGAAGCCACTTGGTGCGCTCCCTCCTCCGCCTCCTCCGCCAAATAGCCCGCCAAATATCCCACCTCCTCCGCCTCCACCCATTGTGTTGCCAAACAGTCCAAGTAGTGATTTCAGCACAATCATTTTGATCATGTCTGCAATGATCTTTTGTGCCATTTGGAAGAACGAATCGGCAACACTCGTAAACATGTCAGCGAGGACTTCCTTTACTGTCTTTGAGCCCGTAAGAATGTCGCGTACACCGAACGAAAATGCTTGACCAACGGCTTGGCCAACCCCAGACGCCACATCGCTGAGCATTTGGAACTCATTGCGCATTGCCTCAAATTCGCCCTGTCGCTCAGCATCGAATAGCTTCTGCTGTCTGAATGCTTCAAATTTTGCTCTTAGCTCGTCGGCCGCATCCCCTGTAGCGGTACGCCAATCACCATTTTCTTGATCAAGACGTGCAGCTTCTGCTGCGATTTCACCTTCCGCCAGTATGCGTTGCTGCTCGCGAGGGTCGTAGTACGTCTGGGCCTGCATCTGTGCACTTCCCGTGATGATGCCCTGGGTTGTTCCCAGTGCACTTTGACGGGTCTTATTCATCATGTCGATGATGGCTGCTTTTTGCCGTTCGGCATTCAGCGCTTGTAGCCGCATCTTTAATTCTGTGTCAAGCTGTTCTTTCGTTCCACCCGGTCCGTAGAAGCGTTTCTTCAAATCTGCTTCGATCTCTTTTAGTTTTTCCGCAGTCATCCCCCGCTGCTTTCCGGCTTGTTCAATAGCCTCCGCCATCTCTCTTTCGTAAATCCTGAGTTTTGCAAGTTGCTCGCCGTATATGGCAACTTTCTCAGGGTCCATCCCCTTCTTCGCAGCCTCAGCAAATGCTTGGACTTGAATCGTGACGTCCTTAAACTGCTCTACAGGAATATTTGGAGCCAGAGCTTTAAAGAACTGCTCTAGGTTCTCTTGATTGGTAATTTCTTGGTTGCGTTTTTCGAAGGTTAGTAGCTGATCATTCAAACTAATTAGCCCTCGCTTCGCTTGTTCAATTCCTCCTGTCGAGGGGGCGGCCACTGTAGGAGTACTCATATCCGGTCTCGCAGTCGGCGCACTACCGGTCGCTTTACTACCCTGCTGAAGGTGCAGGAATCTATTGCCAAACCCAAATCTCGAGGGTGCGGTATACCCTCCCCCACTGCTGTCGTATGCGACAGGTCCCACGGGTACAGGTACTGGTGTGCCCATCGGTACCGCTAGATCGATGGCCCCACTACTCGCCCCGGGACGTCTCCCTCGGGTCGCATCATGGGCTACCTGTTCCATTCTCAGCAGTCGCTGAAGCTCACTGGAGCTTGTGACCCTCGTGATGTCTTTGTTGATGTTTGACAGCACGATGTACTTCACTCCCATCTGTTGCCATGCTTTAATGATCGCTTCGGCTTCTTTTAGGACGTTTGCAGGGTTTGGTCCCCTTAGATCCAAATGAGGGCCACTGCTCCTACCGCTGCTTCCTACACGTGCTGTAGCGCCTGCCCCGCCGGGGAGCATGGCACCGCCCCCTGTGGGGGTGCTTCCACCAGGGGGGTTGCTTCCTCCTAAATTTGCAAGTTCTTGTTGCTTTCTTGCATATTCTGCGGCGTCCATCTCAATCTTGGCGCCTTGTTTCTTCATTTCCAGAATTTTCTGGGCAATGTCATACTTGTAGTTTTCAATTTCTTTTTCGATCTCTGCTGCACGAAGTTGGAATTCTCTTCGGCGGGCCTCAATCGCAGTTTCCCCTTTCTCTTTTTCACTAATGTAGGTATTCAGCGCCTCAAGGGCAGCTGCCGATGCTCCTTCTTGGCCATCGATCAGTTTTTTGTTGTAGATGTCAAGCTCTCTTACACGCAGCTCTTCGCCAGCTTGAAATACTTCTATTTGCTGGCGAGCCAGCTCCATGCGAGCCGAAAATTCGGCATTAGCTGTTTCGCGGGCTAGATCTGCTTGTTGTTTGGCCAGTTGTTCATTGGCTGCGCCGATCTCTTTCTTTCTGGTCTCTACCTCGTCTGACAGCGATTCTCTTTTCTTTGTCTTTTCGTAGTCTGTAAGAGTATCGGTATATTCTTTCTCTGCCGCGAAGCGTGCACCGACCGCTTTTTGTAGTTCTGACTCCTTACCCTGTAGCGCGCTTGTGAGCGCGTTTATACCTTGAATATCCAGTCCGAATGCAAACCCTTTTCTGTCTGCCAGCTCTTTCTTAAGCTTCTTGATGTCTTCTGTTAGTTGATTGACTTTCTTGTCTGCGTCGTTAAAAGCGTCTTTTTGCTCGGCAAGCTTACTAGTAACAATGCTCTCAGCCAGTTCTTTTTGTGCGCGGGATGCAGCAGATGAATTCTCATCGACGTATTTAAGTTCTCTATTCAGGCTCTGCAGAGCATCCTTAGCCCTTTTATCGCTAGCAACTTTTTCTTGAGCTCTCTGCCACCTGCCGAAGGCGTCTACAACAGCTGTTATCGCCAACTGAACCAGTAGCAAAATAGCGTTGAACTTAAGCATGTTCAACGCCAGCATCTTCATACCGTTACCAAGGGCATTTGCCGCAACATTGGCGGTCGTCATTGCTGTACCTGCTCCCTTAGCAGCAGTGCCCGTAGCCGTAAGAGCAGCAGCTAATTGATTCACTGCTGGGACCGCTACTCCAAGACGAGCTATTAGCGCTGTGATTGCTTGCCCTAAGGCTGTCATCATCGTGCCCGCAGCAAGCAGTGCCTGACCTAGTGCACGTTGAATGGCTGCGGCAGCAGACGTAACTGCCGCCACAATTGTGCCCCACATCTGCGTGAACGCAATTCCGCCGGCTACCAGCTTCACAAAGCCCATTACACCGACAGTTTCCAGCAGCTTGAACTGGGCAGTTAGTGAACTGAAGTACTGGACAAGCGGAAGGTTTAGAAACTGCCCGTACAGCTGTAGTAGCGATGATGTTGCTGAGATTAAGGGCTGTGCTGCAGCCAGAAGGTTCTGGAACGCTTGCAGCAATTGCTGAAAGACTTCGACTTTAAGACCTACGAATCCAGAGGCTAAAGCACCTAAGCCTTGCGTGAGGCTCGCAATGCTTTTTGCTAAAAGATCAAATACGTTGCGCAGCGGCTCTGCCACTTTTGCCGCAAGAGCTGCGATCTTTGTTGAAATTCTGTCTAGGGCAGTGGCGGCATCTTCCGCAATTTGTTTGCTTTGCGCCTGCCCTCCACTCAACGCTCTTGAATTTCCAACTGATTGTGTTCCTAGGGTCGAGAAAGCCCCCGCAATTCCCCCTCCAAGAGCTTTGGCTGCGGCGAACGCCTGTTCTTTAATTCCACTTAAAAGTCCGTAGACCTTCCCAAGCCCAGCAACCAGGGGATCTACTAACGGTGCACCAAATTCCTTACCCAACAGCTCGGCAAGGTCTCGGAGGTTAGACGTGATTCCACTGAAGCTTTTAGCCGCTATGGCTTGGCCAGCTACAGCAGCTTGTAGTTTCTTGTTTAGGAAACCAACAACACCCTCTGTGCTTGTCTTCGCCTTACTGACGTCTTCGTTTGTTATGCCTAAAGCTTTTGCCAGGTATGAATCAGTTGTAATGTCACCCCGCAAGATTGAACCAATCTCTTGTCGGGCTTGGTATAGCGGTATGCCGAAAGTACCAAGAGCACCTGAGAATGCAATTGCTAGGTCTTCAGCATCTTTTAAGCTCCCTCCAACTGACCCGATTTGCTGGGCCACCATGCCAAAGACTTCAACAACTTCACCACTAGTAACACCAGCGAGATCCAGCGACCGCTTTCGGATACTATCAATCCGCTTTTCAATCGTGCCGGTTAGAGCAACAATTGCTTTGTACGGGTCTGTTACTACTTTCCCGTTTACCAGCACGTCATTGGTCGAAGCCAATGCAGTCTGTGTCTTTAGAAGCTGCTCGCGAAATGCAATCTCTTGGCCTAGTGTTGCTTTAAAGAAACCCCCAAATGCGCCCTGGAGTGCACCAACGATTTGCTGAAGACCGTAAAGCGCAAAGCCTGCTTTTGCCAGATTATTGGTTAGCTTTCCGACTGCACTTATTGAACCCTCGAATGAATTCTTTAGGATGTTTCCAGCCTTGGCGCCTTCCTTAAGATCCTGGCTGATCTGTGGAATTTGCTTTGTGGTCTGGATTAGCTTCTGCGCTGATTCAATCTTGTCTTGGAGAAAGGGTGTGCGTTGCGCAACATTTAACGTAGTCTTTAGGGCGCCCCCAATTTCTTCAATGTCTTTTTTGAGTCGTCGAATATTATTCGCTGCGGTGCTAATCGAGAAATCTATTTCACGTTTCTTATTCGCTACGTTATCGGCCGTCTTGCCGAGGTCGCTGATATCCTGCTTTGCCCTTCCGGTCTCAGCGGAAATAAAAAGAGTTAGGTCCCCAAGAGAAGCCACAGCGCACCTTTCCGTTTTCTTATTTTAGCTGGCTTCTAAATCGATGTGACCTTACTTAGCGCGGCTACTACGTGAACGGGTAGCTTCCTTTCTCTGATCACCTTATTTAAGATCTCCTCGGTTTCGGTCTGCTTTGCGGCTACTTCTTCGTTCAAAACAAAAGGCAATAGCTCGTCAAGCGTCAGCTTTGCCTCCTTCTTGCTACCTGCTAAGGCTTGAGCAACATTGACGACTACTAGTGCTAACTTTGCCGTCGATATAGAGGCTATATTGGCGCGCCTTTTTTCTTCCTCGTAGACGAACTCTAAGAGCATATTTACCTCTTTTAAAGGTGTTCGCAAAAAGGTTGCACGAGTATAGTCCTCCCCAAAAGGAGAGACTTTTAGTTTTAGGTACAGCTTGGTGACGTCGAGAGGCTTTTGCGCCAGGAACCTTCGATAACTGTCTATGTGCTTTTCTGGATCCTCGTCACCCTCATTCAGTTTCCCGCTTCTTCCTCACCAGTGGGCCAGCCATTTCGCTCCCAATTAATGAACGTAAAAATGTCGTTCAACAACCGGCTGGGAATCAGAAGGGTGTCTTCTCGCGTCCAGTCACGAGTCTCTACCCATTCGTTAGTTTCCTTGATCTCCCCTCTGAACCGCAAGAAGAGTGTCACCATCTCAATTTGCTGCTCAGCGACCGTCGAACTATCCTTTTGGATTTCTGCCAGTTCTTCGGCGTGCTCGTACAGAACCTCATTATCGCTTTCAGTATTGCTAAGCAACTCCAACGCATCCTTGACGCCAATCTTGCGCTTTTTGGAAACCGCTTTTGCGATTTTAAGCAGGGAGTACGTGTTCTGTGCCTGCTTCCTGGCAATATCCTCGACGCCCTCTGCTTCGCCCGCAACAAGATCTTTATAGATCGGGAAACGAAACGGGAGAATCTCGTGATATTCCTTTTCTTTGAAAAAAAGCTTTGCGTAACGGCTCATCAGTCTATGAAAAACGATGTATCTGACGCCACAAGCTCTGTGGCTGAGTTTTCCGCGTCAGGTGGGATAACCACAGTCAATTTACCACCCTCTTCGGTAATGAGTGTCATCAATGAAGACGAAAAAGGGGCGATATAAACCGCCCCTACTTCCAGTAACTCGCCTGACACTGTGCAGTTAATAAAGTACGATTGCTTGTCTTCTGAGACCAGCAGATCGTATTTCATCAGTACACGGTCAGAGCAGTCGAGCTGGCGTCGTAGATTCCCGACCAGATGCGGCCACGGGACTGGAACGTCCAGGAGTATTCGATCAGGCCGTCAGAAGGCGAAGCCTCAGACACGCCCGTGATACAAGCTTGGAACATGCGAGCGTGGTACTTGTGGTTGCCTGTGGTGTCGGCTCCGAGGTAGGTGAACTGTTCCACCCAAATCTCGGTATCAGGATCCGACTCGGCGTCCAGGACCAGCCTCAGACCGGGATCAACGTCAGCGTTCGGGACGCCACCAGTAGCCAGGCTATTGATGAAGTAGGCGGAGCAAGCCAGTTCACCAGCTTGGGTCACACCCACGGAGTCGCGCCAGCCGCTGTCACCCAGCAAATAGAACTCCTGAGAGTTGGGCGACGGGGTGAATTCTGCCTTCGTGGCCCCTTTGAGCCAGTTATAGGTCAGGCCAGTCGGAGCGGTGATTGCGCCTGACGACACAGTAGCGGTTTTACGGGTGCTGCCAGGGTCAGCGACACGGACGATACGGTCCCGCCCCTTGGCAAATGCACCACCAGGAAGATTAGCCATTAGCCTCTCTCAGGTTGAATCGAGTAATCGGGGATAAAAACTTTCAGCGTTTCAAATGAGATGTCAGTTTGCGGTACGTGGACTGCATCCTGAATATCAGGGAACCACTGAAAGAGAAGCTCGCGCACCTCGGCTAGTGTTTGAGCCGTGTCGTAGCTGGTGAGATTGATCGGCCAACGGACGTCCAGAATCACGGCTTGCGACAAGGTGGGCTTGTTCACCATTTCGGGGACTTCGTCGATGACACATTCAATGCCACTAACTGTCCAGTCTTTGGGAACTTGCTGCTGGCCCCGTACCCATAGGGCGGGGGACGTAGATCCATCTGGAAGATT